GCAGCCACGTGATGAGGGCTAGGTCCATCGCCAAGAAGATCAGGACCGAGCAGCGGGTCGATCAGGCCCTCTACGCTCTCGAGCTCAAGGAGACCAAGATGGTGGCCACGCTCGCCACCAAGATGAGGCTCACGCAGCAGTCCACGCTCGACAGAAAGAAGTCGAAGCACGCCAAGTCGGCGGTCGTGAAGCCCTGGGACATGGACGCCAAGCCGGTCGCGGATGACGACGAAGCCGAAGACTAAGGCTAAGAGGCCAACGCGGACGGAGACCCGCGCCGAGCGGAACATCCGCTGGATCGAGGAGAACTGCCGCATCCCCGAGGGGAAGCTGGTGGGCAAGAAGGTGAAGCTGTCGCAGTTCCAGCGGCGCTTCATGATCAAGATATACGACAATCCGGCGGGCACCCGCCGAGCGATATTCAGCGTTGCTCGCAAGAACGCCAAGACGGCTCTCTCGGCCTTCATCCTGCTGCTGCACATCGTGGGTCCGGAGGCCGTGCAGAACTCGCAGCAGTACTCCACGGCTCAGTCCAAGGAGCAGGCGGCGGTCATCTTCGAGCTCGCGGCCAAGATCATACGCATGTCGCCCGAGCTGTCGCCGTTCTGCGTGGTTCGCGACACGGTCAAGCAGATACTCTGCCCCGAGCGCGGGACCAAGTACCGAGCGCTCTCGGCGGAGGTCAAGACGAGCTTCGGCCTGAGCCCAGCGCTCACCATCCACGACGAGCTGGGGCAGGCTCGCGGACCGAAGAGCGAGCTCTACTCCGCGCTGGAGACGGCTAGTGCCGCGCAGGAGGAGCCGCTCACGATCATAATCTCGACGCAGGCGCCGACGGACAACGACCTGCTCAGCATTCTCATCGACGACGCGCTGGAGGACAACGACCCCTGCACGATCGTCGAGCTCTACACCGCCGACACGGAGGCGGACCCCTTCGCGCTCACGACCATCAAGCAGGCGAACCCCGCCTACGACGAGTTCATGAACACGAAGGAGGTTCTCCGCATGGCGGCCGACGCCAAGCGGATGCCGAGCCTGGAGGCCGACTATCGCAACCTGATTCTCAACCAGAGGGTGGAGTCCACCTCCCCCTTCGTCTCGAGGATCACCTGGGATACGTGCGGCGCGGAGCCCGTCAGTCTCGACGAGGACTACGCGGGTCAGCCGGTGTACGCGGGACTGGATCTCTCGGCGACCAGCGACCTGACCGCGCTCGTGCTCATGTTCATGGTGCGAGGCGTGTGGCAGGTCCATCCGTTCTTCTGGCTCCCCGAGGAGGGGATAGCAGAGCGCTCTCGTCTCGATCGCGTGCCGTACGACGTCTGGGCGAAGGAGGGATACATCGAGCTCACGCCCGGAAAGAGCGTCGAGTACGAGTACGTCGCGCAGCGTCTTCGCGAGCTGTGCACCGAGCTCAAGGTGAAGAAGATAGCGTTCGACCGCTGGAACTACAGACATCTCAAGCCTTGGCTCCTCAAGTGCGGCTTCACGGAGAAGGAGCTGGAGACCCTGTTCGAGGAGTTCGGTCAGGGCTTCCAGTCCATGTCCCCGGCCCTGCGGAGTCTCGAGGCTCTTCTGCTGAACAAGAAGCTGGCTCACGGGAAGAATCCTGTGCTGAGCATGTGCGCTCACAACGCCGTCGTGCAGAAGGATCCCGCGGGGAACCGAAAGCTGAGCAAGGCGAAGAGCCGAGGTCGGATCGACGGCATGGTCTCGCTCGCGATGGCGAGCGCGATAGCGGAGGCCACGACTGAGGAGAAGCCCAAAGAGTTCCAGATGATGTTCGTGTGACAATTCGGGGGCTGAAGAAGGAGATCTTACTATGCCTATGGCAATCGCCTACTGGATCCTGATGCTGCTGTGGCTCGTGCTGTATCTCGTCTATCTGTGGCCGCACGGAGCGATCTTCGTCACCGGAGCTGCCATCATACAGTTTCTGCTGTTCCTGATCATCGGATGGAAGCTGTTCGGGAGGCCGCTGCAGTGAGAGTAGATATCTACCACCACTTCGACCCGGCTCCCGGAGTCATCGATCGGCTCGAAGCTCTAGTCACCAAGATGACTCAACTCGTTCAAGGAGAACAGCAGATTATGTCAGACCTCACCGACGCCCTCGATCGGGCAGAGCAGGCAGCGGCCGAGAACAGCGCGGCCGACGACAGCGCGGAGGCGCTTCTCGTGACACTCTCCAATCTGATCGCTCAGCTGAAGACCCAGACCACTGATCCCGCCACAGTGCAGCGGATCAACGATCTGGCCACCGCACTCAAGGATCGCGCGTCTCGTCTCGGCACCGCGGTCGCCGCGACGCCGACGACGTAGGAACTCCCGTGCGAGGGAGTTGGTCGGGCACTACTGGTGACAACCAGTCGTCCGCACGCGAGAGCCAGCTTCCGTCACGCTGGCTCTCGCGCTGACCCTCTCGGGCTGCGCGTCTAGTCCCACTCCAGCGCCGACGCCGACTCCGCCGCCGATGCCCACTCCAGCACCGACGCCGAAGCCGACGCCCGCGCCGACACCTGTTCCCGAGCCGCCTCAGAAGGAGTATCTTCTGTGCGGGGACTCTTTCTGCGCGGACGATCGTGGTGGTCGACTGACCGCCGGATGAGAGGAGAGAATGACAACTCAGAACAGAGCATACAGCGTTCTCGTCATCAAGTCGATCGACGAGGAGAAGCGGATCATCCGCGGCACCGCCACGACTCCGACCACAGACAGGGTCGGTGACATAGTGGAGCCTCTCGGTGTCAAGTTCAAGAACCCGATGCCGCTGCTCTGGCAGCACAAGCACGACAAGCCGGTCGGCATGGTCAAGTTCGACAGGCCGACAGAGGACGGCATCGACTTCGAGGCTCAGCTGGTGGACCCCGAGAAGGTTCAGTCGCCGGGCCTCAAGGACCGACTGATGGAGGCGTGGGACTCCGTGAAGACGGGTCTGGTCGCGTCTGTGTCCATCGGCTTCCGTGCTCTAGAGTACGCCTTCATGAAGGAGAGCGACGGCATTCGGTTCGAGAAGACGGAAGTCTACGAGCTCAGTCTGGTGACGATCCCGGCTAACGCCGAGGCCACGATCCAGATGATCAAGTCTCTTGACGTCGGAGCGCAGCAGGCCGCGATAGGCCAGAACGCTGATCCGAAGTCGCTGAGACCCCAACGTCCCGGCGCTACGGGAACCACGGCGAAGACTGTCTCGGTTGTCGAGATGATCGCCTCACAGGAGACTAGGGTGAAGACTATCAGAGAACAGATCACCGGGTTCGAGGCAACTCGCGCCGCGAAAGCTGCCCGGATGAAGGCCATCATGGACGCAGCGGCTGAGGCGGGTACGACCCTCAATCAGGCTGAGTCCGAGGAGTACGACACTCTCGAGCAGGAGGTCGCTCAGATTGACAAGCATCTGATCCGGCTGAACAGCCTCGAGAAGCAGCAGCTCGCAGACGCTCAGCGCGTCGAGCCCGCGCAGAACAACAACCGAACGGTCGAGACGCGCGAGCAGCGCACCACGATCGAGCCGGTTCGCGCTCGCGTGGTCGGTCCGAACGCCAACGTGCCGAAGGGTACGGCGTTCATTCGCTACGTCATGTGTCTCGCGGCGTCCAAGGGCGACACCGCCAAGGCGCTCAACATGGCGAAGCAGTTCAAGGACCAGATGCCCGAGATCTTCAACTCCATCGAGCTGGACGTCGCGGGTACTCTCCGCAACGATCCTCTCATGGCGCAGAAGGCGGCCATCGGCGCTGGCACCACGACAGACGCGACATGGGCAGCTCCGCTCGTCGCGTACAACATCATGGCGTCGGAGTTCATCAATCTGCTCCGTCCGGCCACGATCCTCGGTCGGATCCCCGGCCTGCGTCGCGTTCCCTTCAACATCCAGATGCCGTCCGCCCTGAGCGGCACGACGGTCAACTGGGTCGGCGAGAACGCACCGAAGCCGGTAAGCCAGATGACCTTCGGTACGGTCACTCTTCGCTGGGCGAAGGCAGCGGGTATCGTCGTCCTCACGGACGAGCTCGTTCGCTTCTCGAACCCTGCGGCCGAGGAGGTCGTACGCGCAGATCTCGTCGACGCGATGGCGCAGTTCCTCGATCGTCAGTTCGTCGATCCTGCGGTGGCGGCAGTCACCAACGTGTCGCCGGCCTCGATCACGAACGGCGTCACGCCCGTCACGCCGTCCGGCACCACCGCGTCTGCGTTCCGCGCAGACATCAAGACGTTGTTCGCGAACTACTTCCAGAACAACCTCTCGACAGCCGGTGGCGTGTTCCTCATGACGCAGACGCAGGCTCTGTCTCTGTCGATCATGCAGAACGCTCTCGGTCAGTCCGTGTTCCCGAATATCACCTCCGACGGCGGATCGCTGCTCGGGTATCCGGTGATCACCTCGGAGAACCTCGGCATGGCAACTGGCGGATCGCCCGCAGACGGCGGTCTCATCATCTTCCTCAAGGCGAACGAGATCATGCTGGCCGACGACGGTCAGGTCGTGATCGACGCGAGCAATCAGGCCTCCGTCCAGATGGACTCGGCGCCTGACTCTCCGCCGACCGCGTCTACGAACATGGTCAGCCTCTGGCAGATGAACATGACCGGCGTTCGCGCCGAGCGCTGGATCAACTGGGGCAAGCGTCGGTCGACGGCTGTCGCGTTCATCCAGAACACGAAGTACGCAGAATAGGAGCTCTAGCTGAGCTCCGTAAGCTAACCCTCGCGGGGCTCTACTTTGAGTGAGGGACGGACTGGTGGCTGCGTGGCTCAGTCACTCAGTCCGTCTCTTCACGCTTCAACCGAGCCACGAGGTCCAGGATCATGAAGAAGCTGAAGGCCAAGCAAGAAGTCTACTACGCCAGTCGCACTCGCCATCCAGGAGAAGAGTTCGAGGCGGACGACAGTCACGCCAATCTTCTCGTCGGCCTGGGAAAGGCCGAGGAGGTGCAGTCTCAGCCAGCACCGAGGGCGACTCCCGCCCAAGAGCCAACTCCATCACCAGCTCCCAGTCTAGAGACTAGAAGCATGTCGGCCGAGGAGCCGAAGTCCGAGGAGCAGCCAGCCGAGCAGGCTGAGGGTGCTCCCAGACGCAGACGTCGCGAGTACATGCGCCGCGACATGAAGGCGACAGACGAATGAGGATACTCGGGTACGATCTCTCGGTCCGAAAGGCCGCTCCTCCCCCCGGCCTCTCGTACGTCCAGTCTCCCAGTCGATGGGGAGCTTGGTCGTTCGGGACGATCATGGAGCCGTTCACGGGAGCGTGGCAGCGGAACATAGAGGTTCGTCTCGAGAACGTGCTGACGTTCAGCACGGTCTACTCCTGCATCACGCTGATAGCCAGCGACATCGGCAAGCTGCAGCTTCGGTACGTCGAGAGGGACAGGGACGGGGTCTGGGCTCCGGCCGAGAACTCCTCGTTCAGTCCCCTTCTTCGCAAGCCGAACCGATACCAGACGCGGCAGAAGTTCGTGGAGTCGTGGATCGCCTCCAAGATGATTCACGGCAACACCTACGTTCTCAAGCAGCGCGACAACAGAGACGTGGTCGTCGCGGGCTACGTGCTGGATCCCATGCTGACGAAGGTGCTTATAACGACGGACGGAGAGGTCTACTATCAGCTCTCGACCAGCAATCTCGCGGGCGTAGAGAATGATCAGGTCGTAGTTCCGGCGTCCGAGATCTTCCACGACGTTCACGTTCCTCTGTATCATCCGCTGTGCGGCGTCAGTCCCATCACCGCGTGCGGACTGGCCGCCGTGCAGGGTCTTCGCATCCAGGAGAACTCGACGCGCTTCTTCCAGAACGGAAGTCGGCCGGGGGGAATTCTCACGGCACCGGGTCTCATTGATCCGGACACCGCCAAGAGACTGAAGGATCACTGGGACAACAACTACACCGGCGCGAACGCCGGGAAGGTCGCGGTTCTCGGCGACGGACTGAAGTACGAGAAGATGACCATCAGCGCGGTGGACGCGCAGCTCATCGATCAGCTCAAGATGTCGAGCGAGCAGGTCTGCTCGGCGTTTCACGTTCCGGGCTTCATGGTCGGCGTCGGGCCGACCCCGAGCTACAGCAACGTGGAGGCTCTCTACCAGATGTACTACTCGCAGTGTCTGCAGGCGCTGATCGAGGGAGTAGAGTCTGTTCTCGACAACGGCCTGGGACTGGTGACGGCGAACCAGGACTCCGGCACCGAGTTCGACCTCGACGACTTGCTGCGAATGGACACCGCCACGCAATTCAAGACGTACGGAGAAGGTGTCAACAGAGGCATCCTCGCGCCCAACGAGGCGCGACGCAAGATGAACCTGAAGCCCGTGAAGGGCGGCCAGACGCCGTATCTGCAGCAGCAGAACTTCAGTCTCGCCGCGCTGGACAAGCGCGACAGCAAGGAAGATCCTTTCGCCGTGAAGCCACCTACTGCTCCAGGGACCGCCAAGCCTCCTGCGCAAGTTGAGGCACCTCCACCTCAAAAATTGTTGCCTCCACCTCCGGTGACCTTCGAGTCGGCGATGGAAGGTATGCGGAAAGGTGTCTCAGATGCAGCCTAACGAGCAGGCGGAGTTCTTCAGGGCTGTCGGCGCCTTCGTGTTCGAGCAGGTCAGGCTCGCGACGGCTCCTCTCCTGACGAAGATAGACGCGCTGGAGAACCAGCTTCGCGCTCTCGAGATGCGTCCGCTGGTAGACGAGGACGACGCGCAGATCATGATAGAGGGCGCGATAAGCGCGGCGGCGGCGCAGCCGAGTGAGCCGGTCAAGATCACTTGGCGCGACATAGAGGACTTCGGTGACGGCGTCACGTTCTACGGCTACGGCGGTGATCAGGTTCGGGCGATCATCGACGGCAAGATGGTCGAGCTCAAGGGTAAGGACGGCGCCGACGGCAAGGACGGTCGAGACGGCGCCGACGGCGAGGACGGCAAGGACGTAGACATGGATCACGTCTACAACACGATCGAGAGACTGGTCGAGCCGTTTCAGCCTCCTAGTGTAGACGACGTAGTGAAGGCGCTGGACGAGCACGGGATAGTCGCGAAGGTCGTCTCCATGATACCTGCTCCGAAGGACGGCAGGGACGGCGAGAACGGCAGGGACGTAGACTACGACAAGCTGAAGGAGATACTGACCATCGCGACGACAGAATATCTTCGGATGAACCCTGCTCCCGCAGGCAAGGACGGTCGAGACGGCGTCGACGGCGAGAACGGCAGGGACGGCAGGGACGGCGCGACGCCGACCAAGGAGGAGCTGGAGACGCTGGCTCGCGGTGCTGTTCTTGCGTACTTCGAGAGGTTCCCGGTTCTGAACGGAGCCGACGGTCGAGACGGCGCAGACGGTAAGGACGGCGTCGTCGACATGGAGAAGGTCACAGAGCAGATTCTTTACGCGGTCGAGAGCTACGTGACTGCAGAGGCTCTAGGACTGAGGAAGTACGTCGACGAGCTGCCCAAGCCGAAGGACGGCAAGGACGGAGAACCCGGGAAGGACGGACAGAATGGCCGCGATGGCACTGATGGAGCTCCTGGCGAGAGCGTTTCTCTGGATCAGGTTCGCAGCATCGTTGACGCTGCCGTTCGTGATGTGGTCAGTGAGCTGCCTCCTACTCCTCACGTCGTGTCTTTTAGTATTGATCGCGACGGTGTTCTTAATTGCATCTTTAACGACGGTCGAATTTCTAAGGCGGGTGTCGTGGTGGGTAGAGACGGGCTTGACAAGGACGCGATCAAGGCTCTCGTCGCTGCGGCTATCGCAGAGATACCCATTCCTAAGGACGGAAAAGACGGAAGGGACGGTCTCGACGGTGTCGGGTTCGACGACCTGGAGGTCGTCACGGTGGAGGGATCCAGGGATCTGATCCTTCGCTTCTTCAGGGGAGAGAACAAGAAGGAGTTCACCATCAGTTATCCAGTCATGCTCTATCAGGGCGTGTGGAAGTCTGGACAGACGTACAAGAACGGCGACTGCGTGACGCGCGACGGAAACGTGTGGCACGCCTTCAGGGACACGGACGCGCAGCCTGGGACAGCTGACAGCGGATGGCAGCTCGCTACGAAGCGCGGCAGAGACGGCAGGGACAAGGGGTAAGAGAGATGGGACTGAAGCTCATATCTCCGCCTGCCGTCAAGGCGGTCACTCTCACAGAGGCGAAGAAGCATCTGCGGGTCACGCACACCGACGACGACATCATCATCAACGCTCTCATAGACGCGGCCATCGGCAAGGTAGAGGGATGGACTGGCAGAGCACTCGTAGACCAGACGTGGGATCTGGTGCTGGACGAGTTTCCTGGATCTAACAGCTCGTGCTTCGTTCAGACTCGCTGCTTCAACTCGCAGTCCGCGCTGGCCATCCAGATACCCAAGCCTCCTCTCATCGGCATCACGCAGATCGCCTACGACGACGCGAACGGCGACGAGCAGATAATGGATCCCGCGGACTACTTCGTGGACGACGCGAGCGAGCCGGGATGGGTCGTTCCTGCGGGCATCACTAGCTGGCCAGCTACGATAGTTGCGATCAACTCAGTTCGCGTGCGATTTCGCGCTGGTTATCTGTTCCCAGACTCACCCCCGACGAACGCTGTTCCGGAGGACATCAAGGCCGCAGTCAAGTTGATACTGGCCGATCTATACGAGTACAGAGAGTCGCAGGTCGCCGGGACGATATCCAGCGCACTGCCATACGGCGTCGAGAACATTCTTCGGCGTCACAGAGTTTTACTAGGAATGTCTTGAGAAAGTGAGGAAGCCATGAAGAAACCTAAGCCTGCACTGAACTCTACTGACTTCGATATTCCGTCTGTTACCAAGCAGATGGGGTATCTTCACGTTGACCATCGCGCCAGTCCTGGTCTTCCAGCAGACGTGGCGCAGAAATTTGGCTACGATCCTGCCCTAGTTCGCGAGGGCAAGGTCTTCGAGGCTGACACTATCGCGTGTTGTCACTGTCCGTCCGTTTTTATCAAGCGAAAGGGTACGGACATGATAGGCCGTTGTACTAAGTGCAACGGTTTCGTGTGTGATGCGTGCTTGGTAGCTGCGCAGGACCCGACTTACGTTCACCGGTCCCGTCAGGAACTGATTGACATGATCAGAAGCGGCAGATACGAGTTCGGCGGGGGGACCATGTCGCTCCCCATTTTGAAACGAAAGGAAACTACAGATGGCTAAGAGGATCTTTACTACTGGCGGCCTGACATATACCGCTACTGCGTCAGGCGCGGCTGTCACTACGCTAGGCTTCATGGGTCTGAGAGGTGGCGGTGCCACTCAGCTCATCGACGTGCTGGAGATCTTCTTCTCCGGCAAGGTGGGTACCTCCACCGTCATCGGTCTTGTCGCGAAGCGCACTTCTACGATCGCGACGACACCGTCTACACTCACCACCTTCAACTCAGACGGTGCGCTGTTCCCCAACACGACCGCGCTCGGCACACTCGCCGTTCCGTTCGTCACGGCGTCGGGTCTTCCCGTCTCGTCGTCTGCGGTGACAGACGCGACACTGCAACTCGGTCTCAATGGCTTCGGCGGCATCGTTCGCTGGAACGCGGCTCCGACGCAGCAGTGGCAGATCATCGGCAACACCACACCTGGAGGCGAGACGGTCGTGTTCAACTCGTCGTCACACGGCGGCGTGTCGTGCGCTGGCGACGGTCACATGATCTACGAGCCCTACTGAGTCGGGTGCAACTATGGACGTAAAAGCCACAAAGAAAGAGGAGTGGGGCAACGCAGAGTGCGTCGCCCTTCTGGAGCTGTGGTTGGCGAAGGCAAAGGAGGGCGGGATAACGCATCTCGCCCTCGCTGCCTGCGAGGCTCCCAACATAATCTACGCGGACGTCTGCGGCTCTATCATCATGCAGTCCGCGATTCACAGCGCGATAGACGGTCTGAAGAAGCGGATCGACGACGAGATAACGAGCAGACTACCGCCGTTCGATCCGAACATTCCAGCTAATCAGGTCTGCTACAACGTGTCGTCTGGCATACTCGGCTACGACTTCTTGCCGTGGCTGATCAACGCGGAGATGCGTCGCGTGAGAATGGCGATAGAGGAGCCTCTCAAGATAGCGTTCTTTCGTCACGCTAACGCGACGACTCTTCCAGCTTATCACTACGAGATGCTTCAGAACGTGGCTCGTCCTATGGTCAGCATGGTGGGCGCCGAAGCGAACAAGGTGTTCGGAGGAGAGTACACGTTCTCGGTCTTCTACAAGGACGTGGTCGACGCCGTCCTGAAGGGCGAGAAGATACCGAAGTTCACGCCGATGCTGGCCGCGACGCTCGCCATCGAAGATGACCTGCGTGGACTGAAGCAGCCGGTGACCATCACGCTGCGAGAGGCGACGCACTCTCCGTGGAGGAACAGCGACCTGACCACCTGGATGGCCTTCGCAAAGTATCTGGAGGACAGAGGAGAGGAGGTCATATTCATTCGAGACACTAGGTTCGCAAACGACGAGTTCGACGACTTCTCTACTCATCCTGCCGCTGCTGTTGATCTGCACGTTCGCACGGCGCTGTATCAGCAGGCGAAGTGCAATCTGTTCGTGTCGAACGGACCGATGACCATCAACTATCATCTCGACACGCCCTTCATGGCCTTCATCGAGGTGGACGAGGGCCACCATCAGCGCTATCGTCCAGGCTGGCCGGAGTTCTGGCCCGAGTGCATGGGCATCGAGGTCGGCCAGCAGTTTCCGTGGTTCAACGAGGCGCAGCGCATAGTCTGGAAGAAGGACAGTCTCGAGAACTTGATAGAGGCCTGGGAGCAGCGATGCCTCTGACATTCACCGGACGCGGGCCGAGACTTATTCCTACAGAGCCGGCAGCTCCCCCCGGCTTCGTGGGGGATCAGATTCCGCTGGACTATCACTGGGGCGTTCGCGCAGCGACGACGGCTATTGCTACTGGAGCCGGTGCATTTGGACAGTTTGTCGATGGCAGCAGCAATCTCGCCAATGCCAGTTTTAGGGCGGACGGAACGCTCGATCCGGCGACGTTCGGAATTGCTGCACCGGACGACGCCACGATGCTGCACTGGTACAGCACGGTCGGTTCATTCCTCGACATGGATACTTTCAACGCGGGCGGAACGCGCGAGCGCCCGGTGCTCACTTATCCATCTTCGCTGGCGGGGTCTCCGGCTGCGCTGCAATTTTTTCGTCATGGTTTCGAGAGCAATATGGCACCTTCGACAGGTCCACTTTTCGGAGGTGGGTTCGCGCCGCTCGTTTTTGGATTTGTCTGGGCTCCGACCGATCTGCCACCGGCGAGCATGATGGTGGTTAATCAGAACAACAATAATTATTTCGCCATAACGAATGACGGGAGCTTCTTCTGGTTTTCTGCGCAGGCTGGTGGAAACAATCTAACCGTTGCGACTGGTGTCTTCACGATAAACCACTTTCACTGCGTCCAGGTTCTCATGAACGGGACTTCTTCTAAGATAAACATCAACGGCGTTGACTACAGCACCGGCGGCCTCGATATGGGGTCGACGACATCTGCTGACTCTTTCCTTATTGGCGATCACATCAACATCATCGGCGCGCAGCCGTTCGAGGGATATATCGGAGAGATCTGGTCAGCGAGCGGTGATCGCAGTGCCTCGTTCAGCAACATCTACTTGAACTGCAAGGCTTGGTGGAAGAACATGCCATGAAGAATTCTTTGGAGGTAAGATGCCGCTGACGTTCGTCTCGCAGGGACCGCTGCTGATACCGTCTAGCTATGCCGGTCCCGGCGACGTCGGGATGCAGGCACAGTTCGCTTGGTACGGTCTGTCTGCGTTCAGCGCGGCGAAGGCTGCGGCTGGCGTCAACGCGATCCAGATCGTCGATAGCGGTGGAAGCAATGCGCTCGATATTCCCGTTCAAACGGACGGAACGTTGAAAACGTCCGTGCTGTCCGGTTGGGGTGGCACCGGCTCAATGTATATCAAGACTTGGTATGAAGGGTCCGGGAGCGGAAATCCTAATCTGACTCAATCGACAGTCGCTAACATGGCGAAATTGAACTTGAGCAGCATCGGCGGGTCGCGCGGGCCGGAGGCCGTATTCAGCGCGGGCGTTTATTACGATGGACCTAACTACGGTCCCAGCGAGCCGTGGACATTAACCACATTCGCGCACGAGATCGGTCTGACGTCGGGCGGGCAGATACAGGGTATCAGCGGGCAGTTCTACAGTGCGTGGGACGGAGGTGGTGTCGAAACTTGGGGAAACAACATCGCCGGAAATCGCACCGGCGGAAACAAGACGAACCGCTGGCACTACAGCAGTCAGCTCGTGAACAGCGGGTCGTCTGGCATCAAGGGTGACGCTGTCGTGGATTATCCGTTTAGCCAAGGCGCTTCCACAACCGGTAATCCGCTGCGCATCGGCTGGGACGTCAACGGCATGAACATGTTTCTTAAGGAGTTCTCCTTCAGTAACGGTGGTCAGAGAAATGCCTTCGATGTTCACGACGCGGTTCTACTCAATCGAAAATTATTTTGGGGAAATTTCCCCGAGACGCAGACTACGGCGTTCGACCCAGCGAAGACGGGATCGTCGCTAATTCTCAGCAACGATAACTGGCAGGTGCGCTCCCAGGGACTCACCAGTGTGAACTGGAACCAAGCCCTGAGTACTACTGGCAAGACCTCGGGAAAGGTCTACTGGGAGATACACATTCGGCTGCTCGCGGTTCTGTTCGACAAGGTGTGCTGGGGAGCCACGATCAACGATGGCAACCAGAACACCTTTATGACGGGAGCGCTGCACTGGGTGATCCGTAACGAGTTCGGTAGCAGCGTCGGCAACGGTGATGTCGGCGCTAGCGTCACTTACAATGTCGGCAATGAACCGGCTGGCGACAACTTCTTAGGTCTTGCTGACGTGCTGTGCTTCGCCGCAGACTTCGATTCCGGTAAAGCTTGGTATGGCTACTGGCATTCTGGTGCTGGCGTTACGGCCCCAATATGGGGACCGTCAAATCCCGCAACGGGCAATAATCCTGTTTTCACATGGTCGCCTTCCGGTACGTGGTTTGCCGCGACTCAGATGATCGACAACGGTGACAACAGTGGTCACCTGAGAACCGCAGCTACGTCTTGCCGCTTCGCTCCGCCCACCGGCTTCTCCTACTGGGACACGTGACATGGTGACTAAATCACTAGAGAACGCAACTCTCATTCCTCCTCTGAGCATCGGGTCGCCGCACAAGACTCTCGGTCAGTTCGCGACTCTCACCGACGTCATCAACGTCAAGAACTACGGAGCGCTGGGAAACGGAGTCGCGGACGACACGGCGGCCATTCAGGCAGCGTTCGACGCCGCTTTCGGCTCGTCTGTCTCTCCCAACTATCTCAGCGCGAACCTGAACAAGGGCGTCTACTTCCCCCCGGGAACTTATCTCGTCACTCCGTTCGCATCCAACAAGACGATAACGAATGTCGTGTCCGACGGAGCTGGCGGCGCGACTACTGGTCATCTGACGTTCACCTGCGTCGAGTCGGTGACTGATCTTGTCGTCGGCAAGGCGATCTACGTTGAGGGCGTCGACAACGACGGCTACAGCAACGGCACGAGGCACATCGCGTCGATCAACACCGGCAACAAGACGTTCACCACGACAGAGATGTACTACATAAACTCTCTCGGTTACACGTTCAGCGGCTCAGGAATAGACGTGGTCGTCAACGAGTCGTACACCAACAACGGAACGACCTTCACCGTCTATCCGTCGAACGTCGTCGGTGGCACCTCTGTCAGGATGGTGCGCTTCAACATGACCGGCAATGCTCCGCAGACGTCGGGCACGCTGACGCGCACCGGGACGGTGACATACACGTTCACGGTTACTGCTGCGAATGCGACTGCAGGTGACACGTACACGAACAACGGCGTGACTTATACAGTCGGTTCAACTATCGCTGGCGGGACGACGCTGTTAACTACCGCGACCGCTGGAGCTACGACGAGCGGCTCTACCTTGACGCGATCTGGTACTGCGCAGTACACGTTCACTGTCTCTGCTGCGAATGCTACCGCTGGCGCGACTTATACTAATAACGGTATCACCTACACGGTGTCGTCTACGATCTCTGGTGGGCTCACTCTCGTCACGACGGCGGCTGCGGGGGCAACGACGAGCGGCACGACCCTGACCAAGACGAGCGGCACCGGCGACGCGACGATCACCTTCAGCGCGAGAGCAACTGGCGACTCGACGATCACGTTCAGCGCCAGAGCGACGGCGGACGAGACGATCGCGTACACGTCGTTCACGACTGGCGGCGTCGGTCGCACGCCGTGCCTGAGCGTGACGGGCGTGATGGGCGGCCTGATCTTCGGAATGAGCAAGTACGGAAGCTTCATTCAGGGTGTGAGTCCCGGGAGCATCGTGCTCGCCACCGACGGGTTCTACTACTCGACGATCCGTGATCTGGCGATGGGCGGGCCGAACGGAGGACACTCGACGGCTGGCGGCAAGGGACTGATGCTCGACATGCGCGGCGGTCTCAACAGCACCGTGCCGTTCGTCGGGAGTCAGGGAAACAAGGTAGAGAACTGCGCTTTCTTCGAGGTGGAGGTCGGCATCGAGATTGGTCCGACCAACACGTCGCAGATGTCGGAGAACATGATAGACAACTGTCACTTCATCTGGCACACCTACTGCATTCGCAACGGGCTGAACAACAACTTCAACTGTCTGCAGCAGACCGTCAACGGCGGCAACTGTCAGGCGTTCACTGGAGCGGGCATCTACGTGCCCTACGGCTCTGTTCCGGTCGTCAGCGGCATGGGCTTCCAGTGCGGTGCTGGCAACAGTGGAGCCTGGGACTATCTGTGCGTCAACTCGGCGGGCGACACCATCACGATGGTCTCGTGTCGCTCTGAGAGCTACAACGTCTGCTACTCGAACTTCCAGAGCATCTGCATGATCGGAGGACTGCATCTCGGGGCGGGGCAGGGAACGCTGGCCTACACGCAGTCCACGTACGACATAACGAGCACGTACAGTCTCACGGGCAACATCAACTCGTGGCACGGCGGCTGCGTCCGAAACTCGTACTTCGGACTGAGCGGGCTGAACAACTCGTGGATCACGAACGACACCGGCTCAGGTGCCCCAGTCTACGTCGATCGCGTGCTGGCTGGTCGCACGAACATTCAGGCGGGCGCCGACTGGTGGTTCGCAGTCTCCGCGGCGAACGCGACGGCGGGCGCGACCTACACCGACGGCGTCTACACGTTCACGGTGTGGCAGACTATCACCGGCGGAACGACCCTGAAGACTACGACTACCGCTCTGAATGCTCAACCCCCGGTGCTGTCGAACGGCACGCTGACGAAGACGAGTGGGACGGGAGACGCGACTATCTCTTTCTCGGTTGCCGATCCGACCGGGCAGTATTATGGTCGGGGCATCATGGCCAATGACAGCGGGACGATGAAGTTCGTCGGTGACAAGGTAGGACAATGGAGATCCAATCAAGCTCCTGACCTAGTCTTCACAAAACTCGTGTATGCTGACTTGCCAGCAGCCGCCGCGCACTGGGCAGGACACACGACGTTCATCACGGACTGCAACTCTTCTACCAGAGGAGCGACAGCGGCGGGTGGCGGCGCGAACAAGGTCATGGTCTACTGCGACGGCACAAACTGGATAATCATGTGACATGCCGATTCAAATCCTAGACGCCGACAACAACAACATCCTCGACGCAGACGGAAACTGCATCGTGGACGCGGACGGCGACGTCACCTGTCTCGGTGGAGGCGGCGGCAATCAGGTTCTGCTCGGGCAGGCTTGTCTCTGGTCGTTCGACGAGATAGATTACTCGGACACTGACGGGTGCGTAACATGTCGTCTCCCCTGAGGGTTGGAACGAAGGTCATCTGCGTCGATACGCTCAACATCGAGCGTCTCTACAACGAGACGATTCCTGTGATGAATGGGACTTATACCATCCGCGAAATTATCAACGATCCTGCTGGCGGCTCTGGCAAATGTGTGAGATTGCGGGAGATAGTCAATCAGCCAGCGCCTTATAAAACTGGCATTGCGGAATGTTCGTTCAGGGCAAGCCGGTTTGCCATCAAGCATGGAAAATAAACAATGGCTGCGTCTGTTACCAGAACAGCCGATCCGGCAAGTGCTGCTGGTACTGCGAACGTTGTTACCTATTCCGGTGTTTCTACTGGCGTAGCTGCTGCTGATCGCGTTATTGCCATCCCGATTACCTGGGAGGCAAACCTAAATCTTTTGGGAGTGACGATTGATTCCGGTGGCGGCGATGCGACCGCTGCGATTCCGGTCAACGTAAGATTTTCTACAACGGTCGGCGCTGCATGGGCGGTGCTGCACGTTCCTATCGGAACGACAGCGACCATCAAGGTTACATTCAGCGGTAACCCGTCTGTCAACACGACGAAGATTTCGGTCTATCGCGTTCTCGGTGCGAGCTTCACTGTTGCGTCAACGGCGTCGAATACGTCGACCGACATGGACGCGACTGCGCCGCTGACGGCGTCTGTTACTATTCCGACCAATGGTCTTGGTCTCGCCTGCGCTGGTTGCGCGACAAATAGCACAGCGTCGAAAACGTGGACTTCCTTTACCGAAGATTTGGAAGACGACGTTACTAACTTTTGTCACACGGTCGCGACCAAGACGACTTCCGGAACGGCGAACTGCGTCTGCACAGGAAGCACGAACCTTGAAGACGGCGCGATGGCGATTGTCGTTTTCTCGGAGTCGCTTTCCGGTCCTGCGCATGAGTGGAACAGCCGTCTAACGGAAAAGCCGCCAGCGACCTCTTATCCCGCGCCGGTCTTGATGGACCTGCGCACGTGGCTACAGGCCAGCACAGGATTAAGAGGCGCGCTGCTACGGCCAGCCAACCAATTTGATTGGCCGCTGCCGATTGCGCGAGAATTTCCGATCAGTCTGCGAACGTGGACGGTTGATTTTCTTCCGCTTCTTCCGCCCAACTATATGCCCTCGCGCGTCGTCGAATGGGGCACGTGGGAGGACCCGCGCAGAGCGCTGACATACATCGCCGTCAATCCGGCGCTGCTGTCTCCGACAGTCGTCAACAAGCCGGTTCAGTCGCAGTGGACGCTGCCGATTGGTCAAGACTATCCGGTAGACCTGCGGACGTTCGCGAGAGCGCCGCGTGCTCCAGACGCGAGACCACAGCAGCAGGTCGTCTGGGACCTGCCGACTGCTCCAGTCTATCCGTCTCAGCTGAGGACGTGGTCTGCGAAGCCGCAGGCACCAAATCCTCCTCCGCAGCGGCAGAGCATCGACTGGTCTCTCCCGGTGTCGCAGGTCTATCCGATCAGCCTGCGAACGTGGACTCGCGCGCCTCAGGTGACTGTTGCGGTATCGCTGCCAGTCAATCAGTACGACTGGCCGCTCCCGCGCGGCAGTACTTGGCAGGCGGAGCCGTCTCCCCCGTTCGCCACCATTGCTCGCGACGCGGCACGCTACATGCCCGGCGGAGTCTCCGACTGGGGGACGCCAGCGCCAGTTGAATTCTCGCAGCCGTGGCAGCAGCCCTTCAACGTCGCGTTGCTGACTGCGCAGGCTGTCGGGAGACCGGCGAATCAGTTTGACTGGCCACTGCCGATCCAGGCTCAGCAGGTCATAAGAACTTGGCTGCAGGGTCCGCGAGTTGCTACCGGGCTGAAGCCAGTCCTCGTCATCGACTGGCCGCTCCCGATCAGGATGGCGCAGCCGGTTCGCACCTGGACGCAAGCGCCGCAGCCTGCGCAAGTCGTAAGCGCCAAGCCAGTCAATCAGTCCGACTGGTCGCTGCCGCTGCGTCGCGCCGACGAGGTCAAGACGTGGATTCAGTCGCCGAGTGCCTCGACGCCGGTGACCTACATCCCGTCTCGAGTCGTAGACTGGGGTACGCAGGAGCCTCAGCGATCCATAGACGTCGCGTTTCACTTCAACGCGCAGCTCAAGAGCGTCGCGGCTGTCACGCTGCCGAGAAATCAGTACGACTGGCCGCTTCCTGCTCGCGTCGACTACCCGATCAGTCTGCGCTCCTGGGTCAACGCTGGCATCCAGATCGAGTACGTATTCCGAGCTCCGTACTACTCTCTGCGATGGAAGCAGCCGTACTTCAACTATGATCTCGCGCCGTTCGCGGTCGCGCTTCGCTCACCTGTTCAGCAGAAGCCAGTCAATCAGTCAGACTGGCCGCTGCCGATTCTGCGGACTCGAGACGCCGTCGGATACACGTTCTCGCCGCGTGCGCCCGAGAGGATGCCGGTCAATCAGTACAACTGGCCGCTGCCGATCGTTCGTACTCGCGACGCTGTCGGCTATACTTTTGCTCCGCGTGCGCCAGACAGGATGCCGGTCAATCAGGACGACTGGCCGCTGCCGCTCCGACGCACGCCGGACGCGATCACCTACACGCGCTCGCCGCAGTTCGGCGCTCCCGAGCAGATGCCGGTCAATCAGGACGACTGGCCGCTGCCGATACGCAGGACTCGAGAGGCCATCACCTGGACGCAGTCGCCGAACTTCGCGCAGCAGGTTCAGCCGAGGCCAGTCAACAACTTCGACGGCTCGATACCGATCCGCCCGCAGACCTTCATTCAGGCGGTTCAGCAGAGCAACATCGTCATCCAGGCCTCTGCTTCTGCTCGTCCGGTCAATCAGTACGACTGGCCAGTTCCGGCTCAGCAGCGTCGAGAGGTTCTCACCTGGATCTCTCGTCCGCAGGCCGCGCCCGAGATCAGGCCGGTCAGTAACTTTGATCTGCTCGCGTTCCCGCGCCGCGTCTCTCAGCTGCCGACGTGGTTCGACCAGCAGACGACCGCGCTGCACACGCCACCGCTGCCGGTCAATCAGGAAGACTGGCCTCTGCCGTCTGCTGCTCAGCGGATGGCGGGTGGATACGGCTACTTCTTCGCGCCGTTCCTCGCTCGTCGACCGGAGGCTATGCCTCCCAAGACGGCAGTGTTCCCGCCGCCGATCGGCTATCACTATCCGAACGATCTGCGCTCGTTCATGCGCAGTCCGCCTACGATAGTGCCAGCTCCGATTCCACCGCCTCGCAGAAGACCGACTCCCGGTGTCGGCCGAGGGAGACCGTTCGAGGCTAGATCCAGAGACGTCTCTGATTCTAGATCACCAGTCGTGACCTCTGGTCCCAGGAACAACAGTCAGTGCTAGATCTCTGGGAGAGAGGGTCGGCACGGTTCAAGTGGTGGCAGGACTGGAGAGGTCAGTGCGTCGCTATCGTCGCCGCGGGTCCCAGCGCCAACAAGGTCGGCGTCGAGACGCTGCGGGACAGGATACACGTCGTGGCGATCAACGAGAGCTACCGACTGTGTCCTTGGGCGGAAGTTCTCTACGGATGCGACGACGTGTGGTGGCACATCAGACGCGAGAAGGTCAGGGGCTTCGAGGGAGTAAGACTCGGGCACGGCGTCAAGGAGAAGGGCATCCACGACGTCGTGGTCGCCAGAGACAAGGCCAAGAACCTGATACACAAGATGCTCTACGACGAGCCGGGGGTCGTCGGCGCTGGCGGCAACTCCGGGTATCAGGTTCTCAATCTGGTGACGCAGTTCGGCGCGACTGGCGTCGCTCTGGTGGGCTTCGACTTCAGCGAGCACGGCGGAGTTCACTGGCACGGTGCTCATCCAGCGCCGCTGCGCAATCCGGACAACGGTCGCTTTCACGAGTGGCGGCGACACATGACCGCCGCTGCTCCCGTACTCAAGAAGATGGGGGTAGACGTCGTCAACTGCTCCAAGACCAGCACCATCGAGTGCTTTCCGAAGATGACCATAGAACAGATGCTCAGGAGATGGAGTCTATGACTGAAGCCATACGCATATTCGTGGGATGCAGCGCGAACGGTGAGGATGCCGAGTCGCAGGGAATGTTCGAGTACACGGTTCGCAAGTTCTCGTCCATGCCGGTAGACATCACGTGGATGAAGCTGTCGAATGATCCAGCGTCTCCTTGGTACAGCAATCCGAAGAAGGGTGAGGGCTGGAATACCAGAGGATGGGCCACTCCGTTCAGCGCGTTTCGCTGGGCGATACCGCACGTCTGCGGGTTCAGGGGCAAGGGCATCTACAACGACGTGGATCAGATCTACTGCGCGGATCCCGCGGAGCTCTGGAACCAGAAGATACCGGACGGCAAGGCGATACTCGCGAAGAGCCCGAACACGCACTGCGTTCTTCTGTTCGACTGCGAGCGAGCCAAGAAGTTCATCGTGCCGTTCGATCAGCTGCGCAGCAGAGAGGGTCTGTATCGGCAGGTTCGCAACAACATCGGCGGGGCGATAGCTCCATTCCAGGGAAACTGGAACTGCCTGGACGGCGAGAAGTACAAGAGTCTCGCGGATCCGGAGAT